TTCATAAGATATTAAATCTTTTTCCATTTCTTTTAATAACTTATACTGATTTTCAGTTATAATGATTTTCATACATATAAATATATTGGTGTTGTGATTTAACCCACAACACCAACTAAATCATCTAGGTGATGATCTCCGGACATATCAGACCCAATCGGTCTTTTATCCATAATTTTGATTATTTCATCAATACTATATGGGTCCAACCCATTTCCATCAACACCAACATCCATTCTTTTACCATTACCAAATTTAGCTTCCCTACCAAGATGTACATGCCCGTGTAGATGGATTACACCTTTATTTAGACCGTGCCAACTTTGTAGTGGATAATGACATAAAACAAAGTTTCTGTCATTTATTTTAACTTCCAAGTAGTGGTTTACACTTAAAAATCTATTTCGAATGTCGTCTCTGTTGTTGACTATGTGCTGGTCGTGATTTCCAAGTATTAAGTGAATGTTTTGACAAACCAATCTATCAAGGAATAAACCAATATTATCAAAACCACCAAATGAAACATCACCTAACATTATTAATGTATCATCTTGACCGACATAATGATTTATACCATCAATAAGCCTTTCATTCATTTGGTCTATTGTTTCAAAATCCCTAACCGAATCAACTGGTATTTCACCATCTTTTTTTCTCCAGTTTGTCACACCACGAACAATATTTTTGTGTCCGTAGTGTGTGTCTGAAGTTATATATACTTTTCCTGTTGTTAATATTTTTTTAAAACTCATAATTTTTATTTTTAAGGTAAATCATCTAAATAATCTATATTATAATTTACATCTGGTCTACTACTAACTGTTTGGTTTTGTTCAGAACCAATTAATCTTTTAATTCTTTCAATCATATCATTTGAAAACATAGCCCTTATTGAATCGTTATTTGTTGGATTAATTATAGCTTCAGTATTTGTGGAACTCCAAATTCTAAGTGTTTCTTGTACAATATCATTAGCCGTTCTGGGTTCCGAATAATCAGATATTCTTCTTCTAATTGTTGATACATCATCCCCCCAACCAATTAAATCGCCGGTTGTTTTATTTTCTTGCAATTCTTTTCTAATTTTTAAAAACAATTCATCCGGAATAAAGTTAATAAACATTGGATCAACTTCTTTATCTAATTGATCCCAAGCCTGGAACTTTTCTTTTGAAAATTCCCTTGAGAAGGCAATTTTTGTATCCGTTTTTTTATTTAAAACATAAACCAATCTATGTGTTGATAAATATTGATTCCAATACCTTTCTTGTGTTACACACCACTTTGTATTTGCTCCATACACTTGTGATGCTTCAAAACTTAATGGTGTTAAAATAAACCAGGTGTCATCTTCATAAATCTTTAAAATTTCTTTTTCAAGTTTTTTTCTATTTTCAATTTCTTCGGCTAACACAACAACTTCATTTAATTCTAAAAAATTAGTGTAATGGCTAATATCTTTATTTTTAATCCTATTTGCTTTTGAATGTCTTTCAAATTCATTTAGAGTTTCAATTTCACCAGAACCAAATAAAAATACACCCATATAACCCATAAATTCATCTTTATTAGAACTGTAATAGTCACTATCATTTTTAAAATTTTTAATTAAAAATTCTGTGTACTTATACGAATCCGTTGGGTCCAGAAAAGATATAATATCAATTAAAGATATATTCAGATCCGGATGTTGTTCTTTTAATCTATCTAATCTACTCATAACTTTATACTGAATCTGTTTTTCATTTGTTCTATTTTATCTTCTGGAACTCCGTGTTGGTTTTTTCCTTCGTGACGATTTTCAATTATTATTGAAAACACTTTATAACCAAATTCTTTTGCTAATTCAAAATAAGGTTCCATTTCCCATTCTGTTGTAAAGGTATTTGAAACAACAATTTTTTCAACATCGGCTTTCATATCTGTTTTTACTTTATGTTGACACCAATTATGTGCATTGCCAATTCTATTTGAATCAAAGTTGTAGTTACTATCTTCATCCAAAAAGAACATGTCAGCTTCGTAATGATTATCAGATAAAGTTTTAGCAAATGTTGATTTACCACTTCCTGGTATTCCTCTTACAATATATAATATTTTTTCCATAGTTTTAAGCTTTAATCCAACTTGATTTATTTTCTGGATTTACCTTAATTAAACCCTTTTCAATTAAATCATATGCAATACCCCAAGATTTATACGCGATGATTTTGTCTTGTCCTTTTTATTTTTAGTCTTAAGAAATATATAATCAAAATTCCAAACTAAACCTTCTTTTTCAAGTTTGTCTAAAAATAATTGTTCTCTCTTGTTAACTTTCATAATACAAAGATATAAATTTTTTTTTTATCTTACAAGTATTTATTAATATGAAAATTATAATTTCTGAATCACAATATAATAAATTATATTCTTATAATAATCCAGGTGTCAATTTAATTATTAATGAAGTTGCCGGTAAAAAACTTACACCATTAAGTGAAGGTTGGTTAAATACTCTGGCCGACATTGTTGGTATTTTTGACCCAACAGGACTTGTTGATATTGGAAATGCCGTTTCATACTGGCACCAAGGAAAAAATACATTTGCCTTATTAACGTTAGTTTCTGCAATACCTGGTATTGACTGGGCAACAAAACCTTTTATTTTGGGTAGTAAAATTGTTGCTGGTGCATCTGAAACAAAAATACTTGGTTGGTTAGTAAGAACACTTAACAAATGGATTGGTAAAGTTTTAGACAAAATAGATAAGATGTTACTTTCTAAAATACCAATTGTTAAAAACTTTGCAGATGCTATGAGATCATTTATAAATGGTCTTAAAAAAGATTCAGAAATGAAATTAAACGAATCCAAACTTTATAAGATATTAACTGAAGATGTTGATTTTGATAAGGCTTATCGTGAATTTTTCCCAAAAATTTATAAATCAGTATGTTTAAAATATGCAAAAGGTGATGGTGAAAAAGCTCAAGACTTTTGTCAAGATGGGTTTATAAAGGCTTACAATAAATTAAGTCAGTTTAGAGGTGATAATTTAGGTGGTTGGATTGCGATGATTGTAAGAAACAATATTCTTGATGAATTAAGAAAAGAAAAAGGTTCAAAAATTCAAGATTTTGATTTTGGTAGATATGATGCAAAACAAGAAGAATATGATGATTCATTTATGGGTAGATATAGTGAACAAGATATTCAAGATGCAATAAATACATTATCACCACAATTTCAAAAGGTTTTCAGAATGTATTATTTTGATGGAATGAAACACCACGAAATTGCAAAAAAATTAGGTATTTCCGATAGTACATCAAAAACAAACTTACTTAGAGGAAAAGTAAAAGTTAAAGATTTCTTAGAAAATTTAAAGGAGGCATAAGCCCCCTTCAAAATTGGGTCGACATTGAATGTCAACTCTCCACCACCTTGTTTCATTAAACAAGGAAAAATCATTGCCTTATCATCCAGAAGTAATAGTTGGTACCATTACCGGATCCCATTGTTATATCTGTAAATTTTAATCCATTCATAAAACCCATATTCAAATTACCTTGATATATTGTTCCACTTAAATTACCAAAAGGTGTAAAGTTTAATGTCAAATTATAAGCCGAAGCTGTTGGGTAAAAGGAATACAGACTTTCTATTCCATTATAAGTATATGTGTTTAAATCTAAAAAAACAATGGTGTCATTCAAAGGAATTAGATTTCCAAATTCACCAACCCTATATTGATTTATAACCCAAACTTGTCCAACCAAATTATATGCCGTATCGATTTGTGTTGAATCCGTAACTATTGGTTCTGGTGGATTTGGTGGTCCAAAATTTTCCTTATGACAGGATGTTAAACCTAACACAATAAATAAACTAATTAAAAAGTATTTCATATTATCTTGTTACTAATGCTTCAATTTTACTTTTAACTTGGTCTGTAATTGTAAATTCTTTAACAGATGTAATTACAACAGACTCATTCAATACTTTAGACGGAATGTGAACCAAAAAGGTATCACCATCAAAAAATGATAAATTGTTTTCCAATTCAATGCAACCGTGAACCATCTTCAAAAACAATTTGAACTGAATTTGATCCATAAATGTTTCATTTACCAATTCACCCATCTTTTCGTGTGTGATTCTAATATTGTATCCTTGTTTATTCATAAGACAAAGATATAAATAAAAATCAATTAAAACAAAAAACCCACAAATATTTTTTTACAAACTTTGTGGGTCTTTAAACTAAACCATTATTTTTTTAGAAGAAGGTGGATTAGGTTTTTTTGTAAAGATAAATATATAGGAGTTTTCAAAAAAATCAAATTATTTTAAAACTTTTTGTATTAATTTCAATAATTGTTTGTTTTCTTTTGAAATATCAATATTTTTTTCAGAAAAATACTGACACTTAGTATGTTCGTGACCATCTTTTGCTCTTTCTAAATTTGGTAAAACTTTTTTTTTAGATTCAAATGAAAAAACATACATCATACCTTTTTTTGTTGTTCCATCATTTTTATATCTATTGATAAAACCAACTAAATCAATTTTATTTGGTAGTTTAATATTTGTTTCTTCTTTGTATTCTCTGATTGCTGCTTCCGTTGGTGATTCCTTACCTTCTATATGTCCTGAAGGTATTGACCATTGATTTGGTAATGATTCTTCTGGACTTCTTTTACAAAGTAGGACTTCATCATTGTGTTTTAAAATAACACCGGCATATCTTTTAAATTCATTCATGATACTATATTTATAAATATGAATGAAGTAAAAATAAATAATAACCTATTCAATGTTATCACAGTTTTAACTGATAGAGACATTCAGAATGGTATGATGGGTAAAAAATTTAATGATAAATTTAATGGAATGTTATTTGTTATGGAATCAGGTCAACATTCTTTCTGGATGAAAAACTGTGAAACGTCACTTGATATTATTTTTATAAAAGATATGAAAGTTTCTAAAATACACAAAAACTGTTTACCTTGTAGGGAACAAAAATGTCCAACATATCCAGGTGAAGGTGACTTAATATTGGAAATTGCTGGTGGTGATTGTGATAAGTACGATATAAAAGAAGGTGATTCTGTATATATTGAAGCTTAGTTTTTAATATGAATTATATTGTCAAGTATATTTGGATTTATTAATAATTCATTTGGTGTTGTTTTTATCATAAGAGCCTTACCACTTTTTGATTTAGAAGATTTTATATTGGAAAAATCTAAAATTTCAACTTGGAATCTAGTTATTGAAGTGTATGTACCATTTTTTAGTTTTTCACCATAAATTGAATTAAATTCTTTTAAATAGAAAATTGTGTATTCTGGAATTTTCTTTGAAAATTCAATTCCATCGTACGTAACCCAGTTTTCTGAATTTTTAGTATTACTATATTCTTGAAAGGAATTTTCAATAGCAATTTTTAATTTACTTAAATTTTCAAAATCGCATTCAAATTTTATTATGTAATCTGTATAATTTTCAGATATAATGACATTTGAAATTCCGTCTTGTTTGATTAAATTTTTTTTAAAATTAAATATTTTTTGTTTTATTTCTGGTAGTTTTAAATTTTTCTTACCATTTATACTATCTAATAACAATATGGATGATACATTTGTCTTACTTTGACTCAAGTTTATAACATATTTAAACTTTCCGCTACCATCGTTGTTTAATTGTATTTCATCTATAAGTTCGACACAAGATGTCAATAAAAAAAGTAATATGAAAAAAAAATATTTCATTAATTTTCTAACTTACTAATATGATTTTGTAGGTACCACATTGCTTTTTTCAAATCTTCCAGCTCTTTACTTGGGTCCTTTTTACCGGCTCTTGAAATATATTTAACGGTATTACCAAGTGCAAAACCCAAATTCCAGGCATCAATAACTTTAATTGTTTCATATGGATTTTCTTCTCCACCGTAATGTAATGGGTGGTCAACAACTTCATATGGTCTCAAAATATCTTTAAGTGTATATATGTTTGGTTGTTTTCTTTCACCCCAAAATGCACCATCAATATAATATGTTTCAAAACTTGACCAATTAAGTGAATCAACACCATTGTCAACATCTGGAATATTAATATTTGATGATTTATAATCATCAATATAAACAACACCACCTGGTTTTAGTCTTGGTAATGTGTTTTGTACGTCTTGGACCAAACAATCAAATGTATGACAACCATCTATTTCTATAAAATCAAATAACAAATCGTTTGATTGTATAAACTTAGGTACTGTTTCTAGTGAGGATCCAGGAACTAAGTTTAGATAGATTTCGTGTTTTTTTGCTTCTTCTGCCAAAATTTCAAAGTTAGGTACCGTACATTCGTGTTCACACAAATCAAATACGTGAATAGAAACTGGGTTATTAGGATATTGACCAGAGTTTTTCATAGATGCAATCACATCACAAATTAGTAATGCTGAATGACCCATATTAAATCCAATTTGGATTAATGATTCTGGTTTATAATTTGAAATTAAATCACTTAAAGTTTTTTGTCTTTCTGGAAACCAACTAATGTTTCCTTCTTGACAATCATTTCTCATTCCTTCTAATAATTCCATTATTTTTTAATATTTTCTTTTTTTATTTTCTATTTGAATTTTACTACTAAAATTTCTGATTTTCTTACCCAAATCCATATCATTGGGTGTTTCTTCAATCAATTCTTTGATTTTTTCTACTGGGATTGTTGCCATAGTTATACGTTTAATTCTTGTTTGGATTTTTTATAATTTTCAATCATTTGTTTTTGTCCAACATAAGCAATCAACTTTCTTTTAAACATTGGTAGTAGTGTTTCATTTATTGGAAAATCACCCCTACTTATCATTTCAATTACAGGGAGTTTCTTTTTATCTTCTGTTGTCCACTGACTAAAACTATCAATAATCTTTGGGATTGTCAAACTTTTTTTGTCTCCTGAATATATTAAATTAGTAACAACTTTACTTTCTGGCGACCCCTTTGCTGCTGGTTTTTTTTCATATTCCCAGATGTTTATTACATTACCAATTGTAAAATAAAAATAACCTTTATTTTCTAAAATATTTTTATTGTTCTTTTTTACTTTGAGATGAATACTATCATATACAAGTTCCCAAACTGATTTTGCCATTCCAAAATATTCGTAAATTCTTGGTGCCGAATAAGATAGAATCTTTATAAATTCTTCATATTCATCTTTGGACATTACTGGAACGTCTTTGATTTTTAAATCCTTTACAAGTAATTCATCATCAACTGTTTGGAATTTCTTATTTGTATATAGGAGTTTTTTATCTTTTACTAATGTTTGGACATTTGCTAAATGTAATGATAGTTCAATAAAACCTGGATATAATTCCATATTATCGAGTTTTTCACCCATTTTTTGAAAGTACGATAAAAGTTTGTATTCTTTGTGTTCTCTGTCAATTGGTTTTTCAAACATCCAGTCGGTGTTCATTAAAAATTCTATTTTCTTTTTTCTTGCCATCTGACATAATAATAATCATTTAATATAACCTGTAAATATTAATTAATCCTCATAACGATATATTCAGTACTATTGATTGTTATTTCTTCATATTGACCATCGTAACCATTAAGAGTTTCACCATAGTCGGCATTATTTTTTAAATCTTCTTTGAGTTCTTCCAAATCCATAAAATCTGAAAAATCTGTATAACCCATATCTCTTAAAAAACTTAATGCGTCTCTTTCTATATCATCCAAATAGTTTTCAACGGCTTCTCCAATATCGTCATCACTTGGGTCACCATCTGGATTATCTTTTATTTCTTGTATTTCATATTCAATATCAGATATTCTTTCGTCTCTAGTTTCTTCTTGTTCTTCTGTGTCTTCATCGTCATAAATTTGATGTGGTGAAACAACGGCACCATTTTTATATAAAACCCAATGACTTCTTGACGAGTCGTTACTTGTATTTTTATATTGAAACCTATTACCTTCGGAATCTTCAAAATCAAAAACATTACCATCTTCTTTTGTAGGTAATGAAATTGGTGCTCTCACACCTTCATATTCATAAACCCATTTTTCCATTTCAAGTAACCAAATTTCTTCTTCTTGGTCATCACTTAGTTGGTTTTCAACACCATACGAATCTGGAGAATCCCTAACCCATTCTTCAACAGCGTCTTCAAAATAATCTTTAACCTTTTCTGAATCAATGTAGTTGGATAAATAATCTTTACTGAAATAATCATTTGGCCTATCTAACATATCTTCATAATATGCCTCAACAGAATCTTCAACTTCACTCATTGTTCCAACGGCATATTCATAACCAGTTGATAATGATTCAAAAGATGTCATATCATAGTGTGTTCCATATGGGTATAAATCATAGACATCAGTTTTATCATCTGTTAAAGTTTCAATTTCTTCTTCAATTTCATCTATTTTTTCTTGCAATTCATCATACTTTTCATCATAATCTTCTAGTTCGGTACTAAGATTTGATTGTTCTTCTTCTAATTCTTCTAATCTATTTTTTAATTCTTGTAGTTCTTCTTTTTCGTCACTATCCAAATAATTTAGTTCATTCCTATCTGTTGCATATATAAATGCCGCGTGTGCTTTTTCGCCTTCTTCGTTAGTATCATTTAAATTCCATTCGTTTTCTTCTCTTCTAACTTCCTGTTCATCAAATTTTGCTTTTTGTTTTCTTGCCGCAATTACTTTTTCATATGGTGTTGACCAGTATCTTTTAGATCCGAATACTTCAACATTATCTAATGATTTTATTTTTGTATGTGATATATCGATATTTCCATTGACTTTAATTGGTCCCAAATCTGTAAGATGTATTTCATTTTTGAATGGTTGAAAATCTAAGGACCCGTCAATGACAAGTTTTTTTCCTCTAAACGCTCTTAGTTTTGGTATTAAGTTTGCTTGATAATAAACATTTTTTAATAAGACATAGTATTCTTCTGGTGAAATTACAATTTCTTGTTCACCTTGTTCACTTTGTTCTTTAATT